CCACAAGGTTCAACAGGTCCAGGAGGCGCAGTAGGTCCAACAGGTGGTCCAGGTCCCGCAGGCCCACAAGGTTCAACAGGTCCAGGAGGCCCAGTAGGTCCAACAGGTGGTGCAGGTCCAACAGGTCCCGACGGTTCAACAGGTCCAGGAGGCCCAGTAGGTCCAACAGGTGGAGCAGGCCCAACAGGTGCAACAGGCGGTCCAGGTCCACAAGGTCCGAATGGTCCAACAGGCGGTGCAGGTCCACAAGGTCCAACAGGCGGTCCAGGTCCAGGAGGCCCAGTAGGTCCAACAGGTGCAGCAGGTCCAACAGGTGCGCAAGGTTCAACAGGTCCAGGAGGCCCAGTAGGTCCAACAGGTGGTACAGGTCCCGGAGGTCCTAACGGTCCAACAGGTCCAGGTGGTGCAGCAGGTCCAACAGGTGGTCCCGGAGGTTCAGGAGTACAAGGCCCAACAGGTCCAGCAGGAGCACCAGGAGCCACTATTGCTTTTGATACAGTTGCTAATGGCGGAGTACCTAGAAGTGATTCTCTTAAAAAATCTACAATTGAAGCTGTAAAGAGTCCGGCACTAGCAGGTGACGTGTACTGGCATATTCCAAGTGATCGAGCCTTTAAATATAATGGCAGTGGTACTAGCTTTACAGAGTATGCGCGAGTCTCAGCTCCTGGCTCCTCTGGTAGTATAAAAATGGATGGTACTAATGGTAGAATAGAAGTCTATCAAGGCAGCACCCTAAGAGTACGAATAGGTCAACTGTAAAATTTAAATCTTGACATTGCTTAGGGGGTATGCTATAATACCCCCTAATTAATAAAACAACTAAAGGTGTATTTGTGATAAAAGTAATTAAAAACTTTCTGTCCCACGATGAAGCATGGAAACTAGCTTGTAGTGCTGATGGAACTCCTGCAAACTGGTGGTCGAAAGCTATAAAGCACAATAAAACTGCTAGACCTATTATGGCTGGTCATAATATCGGAGGCTATAGACAGGAGTACGGTACAGCGCATGATATTGTAAACAGTGTAAACTCAAATGCTTTTACTTATAGGTTTACTAGAAGTACTAACCACGTAAAAGGCTGTACCTGTTGGGAGTGTACTTTTAAACAAAAAGTGTTGAACTCAGAAGAGTTTAAAAATGTTATAAGAAGAGAGACTAACGTTAAAAACCCTGTTCTACATGAGAGTTTTACCTCTGCATACTATCCAGGAGATTTTTTAGGTAGGCACACTGATGAGAAGAGAGGGGTTGCCTTTATATTTAACCTATCTTGGGACTGGAAACCCGAATACGGCGGAATACTAAACGTAGAAAATGGAGATACTTGGACTAGCTATGTACCTGGATGGGGAGACCTAGTCCTACTAGAGCTGGGAGAAAAAGGAGCAGTACACTTTGTTAGTGAAGTTTCTTCCTTTGCACCGAGACCTCGGTTAGCAATATCAGGCTGGTACAATGATGCAGAGAGTTAATCTGTGTGCTACACGCTTTAGAATACTAAGAAACAATTGGGCGAATATTTACCTTGATATAATACAAGCATTTGAAGAGCTAGGATTTGATGTTAGAAAAAGTCGTTTTCTCGATTTACCTGATACTCCTGAACATATCTCTGAAGAAATACTTGATCTTCCTGAAGATATCTACCTCTATAACCATGTTACTCTTAACTGGCTAAAGAATGAAAATGCTTTCTTAGGCAAGAAAACTTTTATTGTAAAACCTACAGGTCCAACACATAAGCACTTTACAATAGATACTGTAGGATATGGTCCTTGCTCTTCTATCGCGTATAAAAAACCTGCCTATGAAGGCATAGAAACAGAAGAATTTTTTAATACTACTGTCAAAGAGATTATCTATAAAAAGCTAAACAAATGGAGTGATAGGGAAGATATTAAATTAACAGAAAGAGCTCCTTATATCCCTGCTAATCATATTCTAGTCCTGGGTCAGATGCCTGGGGATGAAACCGTTACTCAAATGTCTTTTGGCAACCACTTTGATAAACTTCTTAACATAGTAAAGAAACTAGAAGAAACAGTTTCGGATCCTGTTGTAATTAAACTACATCCGACTCTTGAAGTAGAGACCTCTAAGGCAGGAACATGGGAGTCTGTCTATTTACCCATAGTTAAAAAATGGTCAGACAAAGGACATACTGTGATCACAACAGGTGTAAGTATACACGACGTTCTCCCGAACACAAAAGTAGCTATACTAGAAAATAGCACAGCAGGTATAGAGTGTTTTCTACATGAAGTACCTATTATATCATATGGGTTTCCTGAGTATCATTGGGAAACTAAAGACTTAAGACACTTAGATTTACTGCCGGAATATGTTACGGATTTAAGTTGGTGGGATAGAAAAAGAGCAAGAGAGTGGGCTACTTGGTATAGTACAAAATATCAATGCTATGACTACCCCTCAACTGTGGCTCGTATTAAAGAGTTATTATTATAACACCACCAAAAAAATAATTCTTGACATAACACCCCAAGTTAGCTATAATTCTGTAATGGAGGAAATCAAATGAGTGCAGCCCGCTACAACCTAGTTATTGATCAAGGTTCCGACTTTGCCATTAACTTTACAGTCAAAGAAGATGGATCAGCTAAAAACCTGGCAGGCTACTCTGCGCGTGCTCAAATGAGAACTTCAAAGACAGCTACCTCGGTTACAGCTAGTTTTGCTTGTAACATAGCCAATCCCTCGAGTGGAACAATAACCCTATCTCTAGCAAATGCAGTGAGTAGCCCTCTAACCGCAGGCACGTATGTCTACGATTTAGAGATTTTTACTGCTAATGATGCTTCGGTAACGAGAATTATCCAAGGTACAGTAGATTTAACTCAGGAGGTTACCCGATAATGGCAATTACAATTACGGCAACTCCCGTACAGAACGGTGTAGAAGTCACAGAGGAAACAACAACTATTACAGCAGCTGGCATAGCCATTGCTAGTACTGTTGCTTCAGCCATGGGAATATCTTCGGTCTCAGGTCTCGCCGCCAGTAACGTGCAAGATGCTCTTGAAGAACTAGCAGGACAAAATTTTGAACAAGCTAACACACCAACAGGGTCTCAAGTCAACGAAGGGGACACATGGTACGATACAGATGATAATCAATATAAAATATATCGCGAAACAAGCAGTGGAGTATTCCAATGGGTACCTATAATGGTAGGCTCATCCGAAGGGGACTCAGATACACTTGACGCAGGAGCCTTTTAAGGCTAATCCCGGAGACCCTAAATGGCTCAAACAATTAAAATCAAAAGAAGTACATCAAACGCAACACCGACTACCCTATTAGCCGGTGAATTAGCATACTCGGGCAAAGCAACCAGTAATAAATTATTTATTGGACACCCAGACGGAACTACGGGTGTTGTAGCTATTGGTGGTCAATATTATACTAGCATAATTGACTCTGCCGCAAGCGCAAACACCGCAAGTAAGCTCGTAGTCCGAGATGGCTCTGGTAACTTTAGTGCAGGAACTATTACTGCAAATATTACAGGTAACGTTAGCGGAAGTGCCGGAACTGTTACAAGCATCTCCGGACATGATACCGATGACCTCAGCGAGGGTTCAACCAATCTATACTTCACTAATGCAAGAGCAGATGCTCGTATTACTGCTGCAGATACCGGCGATTTATCTGAAGGATCTAATTTATACCATACAACTGCAAGAGCAAGAGGGGCAATTAGTGCTTCTGGTGATCTAAGCTATAACTCTACTACAGGTGTTATTTCTTTCTCTCAGGCGGCATCAGCTGTAACAAGTGTAAACTCTGCAACTGGTGCAGTAACACTCGATACAGGTGATATTTCTGAAAGTGGAAATCTTTACTATACTGACGCAAGAACAGATACTCGTGTAGATACTATTCTTAAACACTCTAACCATGGTAACATTACTGTTGCCGATGGTTCTAATGGTGAATTAGTTCTTACAGCAGCCGCACAGTATGGAGACAGCGATGTACAATCATACTTATCGGGAGGCACCGGAGTAACTCTTAGTTCTGGTGGCGAGTTTAGTATTGGTCAAGCAGTTGCTACCAACTCTAACGTAACATTCAATAATGTATCGGTAGATGGCACTCTAACCTCTGACGACATTACTTCTACAAATATCTCGGTTGCTGGTAATGCTACAATTACAGGCAATCTTATAGTTCAAGGTACTACTACTACTGTTAATTCTACCGCTGTTGCTATTGGCGACAACATCATGGTACTTAACAAAGACGAAGCAGGTACTCCTTCTGCAAATGCTGGTATCGAAATTGAACGAGGAACTGCAACAAATGTATCTTTCTTATGGAATGAAACCAACGATAACTGGACTGTAAGTAATGGAACTGCAACTTCTGTAGTTTTAACTGCTGCTAACTTTGCTGCTACGTTTACGGGCACCCTTGACGGCGGCACATTCTAAAACTAAACATAACCCCTAGCGTACATACGCAAGTTATAGGAGAGCCACATGGCACAAACGATTAAACTAAGGCGCTCGTCTACTGCGGGCGCTATCCCTACTCATTCACAACTAGCATTAGGTGAAGTTGCTATCAATACTGCGGATGGTCGTATGTATATGAAAGACGGAGCCAACTCTATTGTCTGGGTGAATAAAACTTCTGAAATTACAGGAACCACTCCTCAAGCATCGGACGGAACGGATAAGCCCGTAGGTTATGTTTGGTATGTAGTCTAAGATGGCTATTAAGGTTTGGAATGGTTCCGCAGTACAAGAACCAGAGCAAATAGTAGTTAAAGCTGCAGCGGGAACGTTGCGGTTTGTAAACTATGTCGTACAGAAAGTTACAGATGGAAGTCTGAGCACTGTATGGAATGCTATCTATAATACTTCTAGAACGACCCAGACTGCCGCCAGCACATCTACTGCGTTTACCACTACATTTGCAACTAGCAGAACCACTGCTTTTGGCACTACTACCTCTTTTGATACAAATACAGGAACCTCTCGTAGTACTACTAGTACTTATACCACTAGCTACAACACTTCCAATGCTACTTCTAGAAGCACCTCTACTGCGTTTACCACTACATTTGGAACCTCAAAGAGTACAACTACTACTTATGTTAGTACGTATGATACAAACAGAGGGACAACAGTAAGTACTACTACTACGTTTAATACTACTTTTGGAACGAGTAAAGCTACTACTACTGCATTTACTACTACGTTTAATACTGCTACAAGTAAAGCAACCACCACCGCGTTTACTACTACTTTTGCTACAAGCAGAGGTACTACAAAAGCCACTACAACTGCGTTTACTACCACATTTGCTACTAGTGCTACAACTAATACTGTATTTACTACTACGTTTAACACTACAACTACAAGAGCAACTACTACAGATTATACAACTACGTATAATACAAGTAAATCTACAGTTGTAAATACTACTACCACGTATACTACTAATTTTAATACAACTAAAAGTACGACTACTACTTTTAATACGAGTATTGGAACAGGTACGAGTAGAGCTACTACAACGACGTACACAACGACGTATAACACCTCGCGTGCCACAACAGTAGCTACAACCACTAATTACACAACCACATTCAACACTAGTAGAACTACAACTATTTCTACTACTACTACTTTTAATACTGCGACAACTCGCAGTACGACTACCACGTATACTACTTCATATAATACCTCTAGAGGTACTAGTAGGTCTACGAACGTCAGCACAATTACTACTTTTAATACCTCTAAAAGTACCTCAAGATCCACCACTAGTGTCTTCAATACGGCAACTTCTAGAGGCACGGACAGAGCTACTACCACAGTCTATAATACAAGTAGGGGCACAAGTAGAGGTACAAGCAAAAGTACTACGACTACATTTGCTACAGGTACTACACGCAGTACTAGCACTGTATTTAATACAAATACTTCTCGAAGCACAAATAGGGCCACTACTTCTGTATATGATACTAGCAGAGGGACTTCTCGTGTAACAAGCAAAAGTACTTCAACTGCTTTCCTTACAGCTACTACTCGTAGTACTACAACTACATATAACACCAGTAGAGGCACAAGTAGGATTACAAGCAAGAGTACTACTACCACGTTTGCTACAGGCACAAGTAGAGGCACTACAACTGCCTTTAATACTACTACCACGTTCACAACTTCTAGAGCGTCAAATACTGTATACACTACTACTAGAGCAACAGGCACTAGTAGAGGTACTACAACTACTTTTAACACAACTACAACTCGTGGAACTACTACTGCGTTTAATACTACTACTACTTTTGTAACGAGTAAAGGTACTACAACTGCGTATACTACAAGTACAGTATTTAATACGAGTAAGTCTACTACGACTGCGTTTAATACTACTACTACTTTTAACACAAATAAGAGTACTACAACTGCGTATACTACAAGTACTGCATTTTTAACAAGTAAGTCTACTACGACTTCGTTCAACACTACGACTACGTTCACAACAACTCGTGTTTCTACTACCGCATTTACTACGACTACTACCCGAGCGACAGCTACTAGTAGGACCACTACTTTTAATACAACTACTACCCGAGCAACCGGAGAGTCCAGAAGCACTACAACTGCCTATAATACAAGCCGTACTACAACCTTTGTTACTACTACTACTTTTGGTACTGCTACAAGCAGAGCAACAGGTGAATCAAGGGGAACTACCACTACGTTCAACACTTCTAGAACCACGGCGTTTAATACTACTACTACTTTTGGTACTGCTACGAGCAGAGGCACCACGGAGTCGAGAACTACAAGTACAGTATTTAATACTTCTAGAACTACTGCCTTTAATACTACTACCACATTTGGCACTACTACGAGCAGAGGAACCGGAGAGTCTCGAACTACTTCGACTAGTCGAGGTACAAATACAAGCCGTACTACGACATTTGGTACTGCTACAAGTCGTACTACTACTTTTGGCACAACTACTTCTTTTGGAACAGCTACCTCAAGAGGTACTGGTGAGTCAAGAGGTACAACAACAAGCCGAGGCACGAGCAGAGGTACAGCAGAGTCAAGAGGTACAACAACAAGCCGAGGAACAAGTCGAGCTACGGCTGAGTCTCGTACTACAGCAACTAGCAGGGGAACGAGCAGAGGTACAGGAGAGTCACGAAGTACTACTACTACTTTTGGTACTACTACAGCTTATAATACTACAACTACCTATGCTACAAGCCGTACTACTACACTTGGTACTAGTCGTGTAACTAATGTAGCCACAGGAACAGGTGCAGCAGCTTCCCGTAGTACCACTACTACTTTTGGTACGATAATTGACGTTGCAACTTCTCGTACTACTACCTTCTTAGCTCAAACTTCTCTACATACTTTCTACCAGACCTATTACTACACCAGGTCCGGTAACCAAAATAGACAAACTTATCGTGCTACTCAGTATTGGGAATCTACGTCACAAACGACTAGTTTTAGTGTAAGAACTTTCCCTGATACAACTAGGGCTACTACTACAGTATTTTCTACTAGCTGGAATACCAGTACATACTTTACTACTTCATTTACTACGGGCAGAATTACTACTTTTGCTACAAGCCGTAGTACAGGAGAGTCTAGAGGAACTGCTACAAGTAGAGGTACTACTACATCTTATAACACTACTACTAGCTTTACTACTACTTTCGGTACTACTACCAGCTATACAACTACTAGCAGCTTTACTACTAGTTTTGCTACTACTACAAACTATACAACGACTACTACGTTTACTACAGCTTTTGGTACTACTACAGCTTATACCACTACTACTACCTTCACTACTACGACTAGTAGAGGTACAAATACAAGCCGTACTACTACATTTGCAACAGCGACATCTAGAACTACTACGTTTGGTACTACAACTACGTTTGGTACTACTACAGCATATACAACTACTACTGCCTTTGTGACTGCGACTAGCAGGGCAACGGGTACAAGTAGAGGTACTACCTATGCTACAAGCCGTGGAACAACGACAACATATAGTACTAGTACTGTATTCGGTACTGCTACAAGTAGAGCAACAGGTACTAGCCGTACTACCACATTTGCAACAGGCAGAACTACTACTACCTCTTATACAACTACTTCCGTATTCGTAACAGCCACTTCTAGAGGTACAAATACAAGCCGGACAACGACTTTTGTAACAAGTAAGTCTACTACTACAGCGTATACTACGACTACTGCCTTCGCCACTGCGACTAGCAGAGGTACTACTTTTAATACTACTACGGCTTTTGGAACAGGTACAAGTAGAAGTACTACTACTGCCTTCAATACTAACCGAGCTACAGGTACAAGTAGAGGCACCACAAGTACGTACACTACTTCCAGAAACACCGCAGAGTCTCGTAGTACTAATACAATATTTAATACTAACCGAGCTACAGGTACAAGCAGAGGTACTACTACCACGTTTGGTACAAGCAGGGGTACTGCTGAAAGTAGAACTACTACTACTGCCTTCAATACTAATCGTGCCACAGGTACAAGTAGAGGTACTACAACTGCCTTCGTAACAGCTACCTCTAGAGGTACAACTACGGCTTTCAATACTACTACAGCTTTTAATACTACTAAGAGCACTACTACTGTATTCAATACTAATCGAGCCACAGGTACAAGTAGAGGTACTACAACTGCATTTAATACAAATACTACCCGTAGTACTACAAGTACGTATACAACAAACTTTACTACTACTTTTGCTACGAGCAAGGCTACTACGACCACGTTCAATACTACGACTACTCGTAGTACAACGACTACGTATACTACTGCATTTTCTACTGTATTTAATACTTCGCTAAGTACTACAACTACATTTACGACCACGTTCCTTACTTCAACAAGCAGGGCAACTACTAGCGCATTTAATACAAATACTACTCGTAGTACAACTACTGCGTATACGACTAACTTTACGACTACTTTCGCTACCAGCAAATCTACTACTACAGCATTTACAACTGTGTTTAATACAGCTACCAGCAAAAGTACTACTACAACTTTTACAACTACGTTTAATACTACCAAATCTACAGTATCTACGTATACTACGGCATTTACCACTACGTTTGGTACAAGTAATATAACTAGCAAGGCTACTACGACCACGTTTAATACGGCGACTTCTAGAGCTACTACTAGTACTTTTACCACAACATTTGCAACTAGCAGAGGCACTAGCCATAGCACTATTAGTGCGTATACTACTACATTTGGTACAAGTAATATAACTGCTAAAAGCACAACTACTTCGTTTAATACGACTACAGTGTTTTCAACTAGCAAGGCTACTACTACGACTTTTAATACGAGTAGAACTACTACCAACGAAACGGGTTGTACTTACACTACTACTTTCGCGACCAGTAATGTTACTTCTAAGTCTACTACGACAGCATTTACTACTGCTACTTCGAGAACTACTAACTTCGATACAACTACTGTTTTTGATAGCAGCAGAGGCACTACCCGTAGTACAACAAGTGCTTATACAACTACTTTTAATACCTCTGATGGTACTTCAAGAAGCACTACTTCTGTATTCAATACAGCAACTAACAGAGGCACCACTAAGAGTACGACTACAGCTTTCAACACTACAGCATCTACCAGTAGAACAACTTCTAGTGCTTTTGTAACGGTATTCAATACAAATATTACTACTCAAAAGTCTACTACCACAGCATTTGATACTTCTGCGACAACAAGCCGTAGCAGTACAACCGCATTTACAACTACTTTTGGAACTAGTAATCTTACTACCGTAACTACTACTACTGCATTTTCAACAATCTTTGGAACTGCAAGAACAACTACGACTAGTCGTACAACTACTTTTGATACGTCTAAAGGTACTGCTAGATCTACAACTACTACGTTTGGAACAAATACAGTTGTTTACGAACGTGTCACTTCTACAGGCGTAGAGACAGAAGTGTCTTCCGCGTCAGCACATAACTCACGATATTGGGATGGATCACAATGGACGGAATAACCGTTAAAGAATTAAACCACAAACTAGAAACAACGTTAGAGATAGTCATGGAGCACTTCGTAGAAATGGAAGAGCGCATGGAAGACTTAGAAGCCCAGATAGAGGCTTTACAAGATGGCGCTTAAAAAACTAGCAGATAACGAGGAGCTAGGAAACAAGGCAGCACACTTTTTTAAGTCTGGTAATATAATGCGTAACTCAGAAAACGATGAAGTTACTAAGTTAAAAGATTTCCTACCTAAAACAGGCAACTGGTTCACTCCCTTAGAATACGACATATGGTACGATATAGCCGAAGAAAATATTTTAGGCTATACATACACAGATGTATTTTCTAAGTGTCTCATGCTCAGGGTTGCCAGCATAGAAAAATGCAACCGTACTATGATTCTAGCGGCTAGAGAGCCTGTTACTGATGAAGGTATGCGTATATTTAATGAGCTAAAAGACAACAGCCAAGACAAGTATAAGTTAAGTAAAAAGCGTCAGAAGAAGCATAAGTTTGTTATTTTCCTTCCAGGAACTAATATTCTTGACAAGGTTCTGGACTTTGAAAAAGCTAAAAGAGCAGTGGCTCAAGGTGCTGTACTCAAGTGTCACCCTTTGACTGCGCCCGGAATGGTTGCGTATCTTAAGTCAGAGTTTGGTAGAGATAAAGTATTAGCAAAGAAACTCTCTGGCCATAAACTACTTGAAGAGGCAGATATTGTAGGCTGTTGTGCTAACTCAGAGATGGGTATCTTAGCTCTTGCCAAGTCTAAAACACTTTATATGTTTGATAAACAAGACGCCCCTCATACTACCTACAAGTCAATATACAATGCCGTAATCGTAGACGATAAACCTAGCCAAGAAAGATTACAAAGACTTTTATCTGCTAAATACTCTGGAATAGTTCCTTATTTTATAGATAACCCTCAAGAACGTATAGACTACTTTTTTAACTTTTGGAAATCAACACCTCATGTTCTATCTAATATTAAACAGAAATAATTTTACACAGCTTACTGTCAATTCTATAAAGCAGAATATGCCCGATGCCGAGTATAAAGTTGTAGATATGGAAGAAGGCGGAAGACTGCCTACAGCATTTAAACATGCTAAAGGTTTGACTATGGTTGTAACAGGAGGCATTGTTTTAGACGTACAAGAAGGAGACTTGCCACCTGAAGAAAAACTATTAAAGCATCACTTAGCAATGAGCCGAGAAGCAGTTTTCTCAGATCACCCTCGTTGGCATACTAATTATAATTTAATAAAGAGCCGTCTCCATGACGGTGTTGTAGATATGTCTATATTTATAATCAATCCTACTAAGTGGAAAAAAGTGCCTAAAAGCGACAGTAACTTTTTACTAGGTAGAAAGGTACTGTATATGCCCCGTTACATGAATCACAGAGACGATCCTACAATAGGGACTTGTATGGGAGGAAGAGATATACTTACCTATGGCTCTTTAGGACATGATGCACCTGTTTTAAACTATCTAACTCATTTATATTCGGGAGAAGCTAGTGTTAGAGAAACTTTTGGGTGTTGTTTTGATAGGCTACTACCTTATACTGATAATCTGCCAGAGAAAGAAAAAGCAATTGTAGAAAGGCTAGGAAATCTTACGAAAGTAAGAGTAGGAAAGTTAAGAAAGATGTTAGTAGACATAAAAAAAGCCCCTGATTAAAGGGGCTTTCTTCGTTATGGATGTACTGGAAAAGCAATCTGTGCTTGTAGCATTTCTGCTATTCCTTCTACCTGTTCCTCGGTAGACCACAGTATTCCTAGATTAAACTGAATAACTCCAGGTCTAGAAGCTTGCCGAGTACAAATATTTTCAAATGCTAAAGCATATCTGCACATTATTTCAGGAAGCTCATCTACAATATTTACTTCATTTAGATTAACTCGAATATCTGATACTCCATCCCTATTAAAGACTTGTACTTCCGGGGACTCTTCATTGATATACAACGAATCATCTTTGGCTGAAGCTCTACTAAACTTTGAATTACCAAAGTTAGGAAAAGATCCTGTAATATCAGGAAACCATATATTACTACCAAAGCTCTCTACTCTATCATTTTGCTCTACATTGTTCTTTGCGAAATCATCGAGCATACCCATATAACTTAGTTCGCTAGAAAAGCGAAAGTCTTGTTCTTGTTCTTGCTGTTCACTCATTTTTATACTCCTTATACGATCTCGCAAGCACCGCCAACACAGGCAAGTTCTTGAGATCCAGTTGTGTTATCTTCTTTTTCAAACTGAGCTAAATCTTCCCAGTTTACATTTTGTGGCATTTCAGATACTAATCTATCGTACTCTTCTTCGCTAATGTCCTCGTAAGGAGCTTGCTGATAAGTGTGATCGCTTGTTGGAAGTAAACTAATTCCAGAACATAGATCAAAGTTATCCCAAATCCACTGTGATACTTGTAAGTATTCACTGTCAGTGTAGTATACAGTCACACTCGGCTTGTGTTCACACCAATGATTCTGATAAGTCTTCCACAGCTTTAACTGATGCATTGCACCTACATCTTTTACGCAAGTACTTGCTTCAGGAGCCTTTACAGGAAAGCTAAAGACTACAGACGTTGCTGACATTACATCTTGTTCCATGGGAAACCCTGCTTGTTCCATGTAGAGAGCAAGTGGGTCTTTTTTGTCTGAACGTACACGGCGAATGTAATGCTTGCTGAAACGAGGATGAATACCGGAAGCACTGTCAACAAGCTGAGATACAGTACCACTTGGCTTAACACACGTAATAGCGACAGACTGATTAACACCAAGCCTTTCAGCCCATTCTTTATTTGTTGCAATACTAACATCTCTCATTTCCTCTAGCCACACTGCTAGCATTGGTGACTCTGGGTCTCCGCCCAAAATTTCATGATCCATAATACCTGTCAAACTTACACCAAGCAATGCCTCTTCTTCGGTGTTACGCTTCCAGCGCACCCGTAGATACCTAAAGTCTGTAAGAGTAGACTGCAATGTACCAATAATGGTAGCTTTGCGTACTTTCTCTTTTAGTGTTTCTAGTGTATCATCTGCTCGTACTACAACTTCGGATAAATTACAGAACTCATTGCTTCGTAGAATAATCTCAGAGCAAGGGTTAGTACCAAAATCGTGTTCTGCATCTCTACGGCCATTACGAGCTGCAATCTTCTGTGCTGCTACACGACTGAACAAGCCACGCTCACCAGACTTAGACTCATATAGATTCTTCATCTCAGTTAAGAACGCTTCGAAGTCAGGCTTCTCTGTATACGCTACAGAATTATTTGCTAGACGACGCTGGCCTTGATCTACCCACCACTGACCTGACTTAGCTTTTGACATACGTTGGTCTGATAGATTAGACAAACTAATCAGAGCAGATCTACGAACACCACCAACTACTACAATATCAGCAATCTTACAGCAGACATCATGGCACTCAATACTTGTGAGTTTACGTCCTTTTGCTTTCTGGAATATCTCTACACAGAAACGGAACAAGTCTTGCAAAGGCTCTGGGCCACTGGCTCGACCGCCAAAAGTCTTGAGTCTAGCACCTGCTGGACGTACTCGGCTCATATCCCACTGAGGTAACTTACCTGCATAAAGCATGGCAATCAACTCACGGAAGGCACTTGCCCATCCTAGCTTACTATCACTTACTACAATTGTAGAACTTGTTTTGTGGAATGTCTCTGCTACTTCTGGTAGCTTATTGATAAAGTTACGTTCTACACTAAAGCCTACACCTGTACCACACATCAATACATACATCAGCTCGTCAAAAGCTCGTGGATGGTCAATATGCAAGTAACTACAGTTAAAGCCTGCTACGTTATCACGCTTCAGTGCCTCGCCTGCTGTCATCATACAACGCATAGAAGGCATAACTTCTAGTGCATGAATAGCATCCCAGATCTCTTGTCCGTTTTCATCATCTAACTGCTCTCTTTCCTTAAAGAAGTCAACATAGCGACTGCATGTCTCTCCCCATGTCTCACGACGTCCTTCTTCTTCTAGCCAACGGGCGTATCTACTCTTATGAATAAAACTTTGATACTGATCCATTATACCATTCTCTCCTCAATATTGGACACATTGTCCTTGCCTATTGCATCATCGCAATATGTTACTAAATCCATCAACTCGTAGTTTTTTAGCAGTACTTCTGCGTTTTCATTCAATTCTTGTATGTACTTGTATTTGCCCTCGATGGGTATACAATCATAAATTGACATGGCATCGCCATACTGTTCTATAAGTTGTTGTGCTCTTTTCGGCCCTATGCCGTTGATACCTGGGACATTATCACCTTTATCACCTGTTAAACACTTGAAAGAGATATACTCTTCTGGTTTAACTTCGTAGTGCTCATGCCAGTTATCTATTGTTACCTCTTTCCGAGTAACGTAAGAAAATCTACTTACACCGTCCTGAATCAATAAGTCCCAGTCTCGGTCACTAGATACCAGCCAGATATTTTCTAATCCGTACTGTTTTCTTTGCTTTACAAGGTGGGCAGCAAGATCATCTGCCTCTACACCTTTGTAGCGAAGAACGTCATAGCTTTCTGACAGTAATTCTAGTGTTTCTTCGTACTCTTCAAAGAAGTCAATAAATGCTTGCTTCTCTGCTTCAGTTTGTTCAGCATACTTATCTTTTCGATTCTGCTTGTACTCTGGTAATATCTCTTTTCTGTAGCTAGATGATCCCCAATCTGCGGTAATAATAATTTTACCACAATTGTAAGATGTTGCTAGAGACCTTACTGTTTCTACATACTGATCACGAAAATCTGTTCTGCCTTGATGCTTCCACCGAAAAGCTAAGTTTAGTGCATCTACTATGAGTACACCGTCTTGGTTGCGTTCGTTAAAATTAAAAGCCACCTATCCACTCCGTCTTTTCTGTTTTTAACCAATCTTCCATTAGTAGTACATAACAATTCAAAAAACGAATATACAGATACTCCTCTGTGTTTTCTGGCTTATTCTCTGTTACTACAAATACTTTAGATCGATCATATTTAAAAAATAGCATTGGCTTTTGGTCGCCACCTGCTGCTTGTACTACAACTTTCTTCCACCATCTGATAAGATTATTTGTTTTAGGTTGTGTAAATATCTTATCAGTGAGAGCAGAGTCTTTGTAGTTCTTTACCTCTATGCAATAATGATTTCTCTGATTAGGGACATATAAGTCCCCTTTCAGATATTCAAGAGCGCCCGAGGCAGGCACTCTCTCAAATTTCAGTCCGGTCGCTTCCCTCAGCATGTCCCTCACTAGGTACTCGCCTCTCGCTCCCTTCGCTCTCGAATCTACCATCTTCGTCCTCTTCTTTCTTGGGGTCTGATACTGCTTGATCCCAGTTATTTTGTTGTGCCCACCACATTCTTCGTCTACCTGCGCTCATCCTTACTCCAATACGCTAGTGTTTCCATCCTTGACTACTTCGATTTTTTCTAATAGTGGGTGAGACCAACCATGAGAAACTAGATAGGTATTCATATCTTCTCGTAGTAGAACTTCTACTATACGTTCCTTTCCGGCATCATCAAGAACACTAATAACTTCATCTAAAAACAGTACATTGATTTTAGACTTTGAGATACTACTCATCAGTCTACGAATAGCTATCAAAGTAGCAGTATTTACCCTAGCCAACTCGCCAGACGAAAGTGCTAGAATATCTACTACATTACCGTTATCAGTAATTTGTACGTTTAACTTATCATTTGAAACAACAAACTCTAGTGTAAACCTACCATCAGAAAGTTCAGCCAAGTACTCGTTTGCTAACTCTTCGAGTTCTCCAACTAAGTTTTCAATCTTGTATGCAAGTAAACCATTTGTGCTAAAAGACTTCTTCAATACTTCTAAATCCGCTTCTAGTTTTTGGTTGCCTGCAAGTTTTCCATCGTACTCTTCTTGCTGTTCAACGAACTCTTCTGTCTGCTCTTCTATCACTTGAATACGAGTATTGAGTCTTGTTCGTCTTTCGTTCTCTGCTGCATTTTCTGCCAATTGGGTTCTGGCTTCGGATAATACGCTCTTCAGTTCCGCGATTTTTGAATCCACTTCAGACTCTTCCAGTATCTCCGTTGGTAGAGATTTGTCGTACGAGCGATATAAGTCTTCCCATTCCTTTTGCGCTTTTTGATTCTTTTCGAAAGTAGCATTGTTTGCTTTAATCTCTTGAATCAGAGGACGAATCCCCAGAGCTTTGCCATGAGCTTCATCACGCTTTGTGCGCTCGCCTTCAATCATTGCTTTTTCAGAAGAGACATCAATAGATTGCCCACAAGTAGGACACTCTTCAGAAATTTTCTCTAATCTGTCCAGAGTCCGTTGAGCACCCGTAGCGACTGCTTGTAAAGACCCTAGCTCTTCTTGTAAATCATCGTAAGACTCCCAGCAAATTGTACTAGCAGAGATAGCACCGATGTCTATCTTGTCCAGCATTATTTTATACTGATTATTCTCTCGAATCTTTTTATTTTTTTCAGAGATATTTTCTTTCTCTGTCATCCAATGACGCAAAGCTTCTTCGTCTTCAGATGTATTAATTTGTAAATCTAACATGGGTAGTATGGATGTATCGGTCAATTTATTTGTTTCTAACCATTTTTCTACTGTTGCAAGTTTCCCTGCTATGGTAGATGACGTATTCGATACTTCCCTAGATGCAGCTTTGAATACTTCGAATAACTCAACGTATTTTTCTAAGTGTAGAAGATCAATAAGAAACTTCTTACGATTTGCATCTGTAGCAGTTAAGAACTGCAAACTCGCATTAGTATTTTGATATACTAGCTGCGAAAAGGTTTTAAAGTCAACTCCAAGAATCTCCTGAAGACTCTTGTAAGTATTCGTAGCCGTATGGCTAGAGATATCAGTACCGTTCTTTTCAAGTTTGACTTTGATGTTTGTTTTGCGATTAACAGTAATTTGATAACTATCGTCATCTTTAGTAAAAGACAAAGATATATTATAACCGTCATTCACATACCGATTAGGAATGTCTGCTTTTTTGATACCCTTAGAGTTCTTGTTATACAGTGCTTCCTCAATGATTAACGGGATGGACGACTTGCCCATCCCGTTAGTACCAAGGATTTGTGTAACAGTATTGTCGTCTAATTGTAACTCATTACCAGAACCATAACTAAAGCAGTTATCCCATTTCAATGTTTGTAGTGTAATCATTGTATGTTCCTATGATGTCTGGTATTTTTTCAGGATTAATTTCTAGTATGTACGTTAGGTATTCTACTAGTTCTTGTTGTATACTCATCTCTTTATCCATAATAAGAGATGCTTCTGACTTTCGTTTTACTACTTTTTTATCTAGCAGTTCTGAGTTCTTTACTCCAGCTAGATCCTGCATATCCCCTTCTACTTCATAGATCGTGTGATCAAAATCAGTAGCAGTCATATCTTCACTACTTGTAACTGTCTTACGAATTAGCTGTGGTAGGTTAAACTCTTCCCACATCCAAGTCCAGTCTTGTTCGTTGATAAGCAGATATCCTGTTTTTACTCTACTTCTATGAAAAGAAGTAGTCATTGGACTACCTGGGTATACAATATTACGTTGACAGTTGCTGTGAGCGTGTAGATCACCTGCAAATACAACAGGGAAGTCTTCAAATAAATCTAAGTCAACTTCCGGTTTAACGTGTGGTGGTATCTCCCCTCTGACATGAGTGAATAGAGGCTGACTCGTATCAAAATGATCTATACTACCTTTGCGGTGTAAGTCTGCATAAGGTAGTATACCGAAACCTAAATCATTGTCTACATAGGACACATCTACTATATGAATAAGAGGATTAATATCTCTACTAACTTGCTTTAGTTGAGTAAAGAAAGTCTTATTCTTCTTAGTAGCTTCATGGTTTCCATCATAAATAATAGTTGGAATCTTTACTCCACGAATAAACCTGAAGTAAAGCTCCAACTCTTCCATATTCGGAAGACGATCAAAGAGATCGCCTCCGATTATGTGCATATTACATTCTTTTTCTAGTTCGTAAACTTGGTTGAAGAACATTTGATAACGGTTTGTAGCCCATTTTACTGGAACATTCTTTTGCCCCAGCTTGATGTGCCAGTCTGCCGTAAAGAGAATCATCCTACATTGAACTCCGCGTCAAGAGCTTCGTCATCAGTCTCGTCACCGTGGTTACGAACTCGATCAAGCAACTCTTTCTGTGCATCAGCAGTAGGACGAGTCATTACATCATCCATAGACTTCAGGTCAGCAATAGTTGCACGCTCTTCGTCTGTAAGAGGACGAGGCTTGCACTTCAATGCTTGCAACTGATACTCTACATTGTAAGGTAATGGGCCAGTCTTTACTCGCTTGAAGCAAATATCCCAGCCAGTTTCAGGGTCTGTAGGATCGCCCAAGTCTTCTGCAGCAGTAATAATTTGCTCCCACAGCTTCTTCTTGAGGTTTACTACTTTGACTTCACCGTTGTCGATGCACTGAGTAGCATAGCTCCAGCCACATTTAAGGTCAGGATAGTACTCGCGTACCCAGTCTTTTTCTTGATTGTTGAATCGCTCAGAGTTTCTATCAAAAGATAGACACTCCATAGGAATGTTTTTACCGTTCTCGCCTTGAATCCAGTAGACATAACGTGCAAGAATGTCGCCAACTACGCGCATTTTGTTGTCACCGTCTTTGTACTGAAAAGATGAGATTGAGGATTTTTGGGCTCCGCCCGTTTGCTTATTGAATGATAATGCCATTAGTGTATAGTCTCCAGTGTGACTTCTTCATAGATCAACGTTATTTCGTCGGGTAGTACTATGAGTAGCCTGTTATCGTTTATTTCGTCTAGAGGCACAGGACAATGTAGTGCGTCTAGCGTAGTTTTTTGTGTTGCAAAATAATCCGCTGTACTTCTAAGAGAAGCCAGTGCGTAATATATGCAAAGTTCTTTTTGTGTGTACTTATAAGAATTGTAAAGAAGCATCTCTCCATGAAGGAGAAAACTATCGCCTGTAAAGTCTTTATAGGAATATTTATAGATAGGGTCATACTTGTTACGAGGGATCTGACTGTTTACCAGCATTTCCATAATCATGTTACAAGTAGCAATATTTCCTTGCGCCGTATCAAAAACCTTTTTCCAATCAAATAAGAGCACTATTATACTTCCTTTTTACCAAGTTGTCAAGAATTATTTTTTTAAAGGTACTTCATGTCCCAACCCTGCTTCATATAGAACCCAACACGATTGGAGGCTTGTTTTCGAGCCGTATTTCCTTTCAGGTGTATATCTATAATAACAGGGTCGATTTTACCTTCTTTCTTCCGAATCACTCGTCCACAAAGCTGTGTCAACAGTGGTTCATTATTTACAGGGGTTGCCAGTATGAGACAGCTAAGTGTGTCTACTGATATACCTTCTGAGAAGATAGCCTGCGTTCCGTACAGAACATTCGCATCCCCGTAGAGTATTTCATCTACAAGTGTTTCTCTATCTTCATGAGACACCTCTCCAGTAACACAGATTGATTTGTCTCCTGTAAGTTCGGAACAAGCCTTCAAAAAGCTTACTCTATCACTTACTACTAACACTTTGTGCCCCTTTGCAGCGTAGGCTGCAGCTAGGAGGGCTATTGTATGTCTGTACTCATCATCATTTGCCAGCTTTGTAACTCTGTTAGCCCAAGGGATTCTAGCTCCATCCATGAATCGTATCTCTGACGGTACAATGTGCACTGTAGGGGTCATATAGTTTTCTTTGGGTGGCTTGAAAAGAGTATTACCAAAGTAATCTCTGAATACAACGTGTTTTCCATCCTTTCTTTCTATAGTTCCCGATAACCCTATCTTATATCTACAGTAATTTGTATCTAGTATCTTACTAAAGGTCGGGCTACTAACATGGTGCATCTCATCTAGTATGACAGTGCCAAACTCTTTACGAATCTTGTCTACGTTTCGGTACAAAGTCTGAGTATTGCCAATGACGATAGGAGCATCAAGTTCAAACTTTCCACTGCCTATAATGCCAGCCTTAATTCCGTAGACTTTTTCTACTTCTTTTGCCCACTGATTACGCAGAGCTACAGTATGGGTAACGACAAGTGTTTTCTGACCAAGCTTACCAGCGATAGCTAAACCTGTAAATGTCTTACCCCAACTCACCCATGCGTTGATTATGGAGTTGTCTTCGATTGCGTCATAAACATCCTTTTGGCTCTGTCGTAACTCAAACTTAAACTCTGGAAATTCTACAGGCTTGTTTACTCGCCTATCGACTATTTCGTAATTTGATGGTATCAAATCCGTACGTCCAATAGGTAATGAGACTAGCCCGTTACGAATAATTCCCATATTCTTGATCACTTCAGGTGGGTCAAGAGGATTGTGCGTAGGAATAGTATAGGTGAGCTCTTTGTCGATTCTCTCCTGTACTTCTTCGGTACAATCCATGTATATTCTGTGACTTATGACTGCTTTCATGGATAGATCGCTCGCTGTAGAGTTTTAGCAGCCTGTACTGTCAAGTAGTTTTCGTGCACTTGCATACATATCTGCGGAATTTCCAAATCCTGTATCATAATACTAAGAATTGTATCTGCAACAACAGTCCAACGCATACTAGCAATGCCCGGCAGTGCCACAGCTCCTAGATCCATTGTAGTTATTCTGCATCTTTTTTCCATACAGTTCCAATGTAAATTATTAGCATAGTGGTTTAATGCTGCTTTCTGTGCGGCATACATATACCCTTTGGAGATATTTGGCTGAGAGGCACGAGAAGATATATTAAAAATTATCTTATTGGCATCAAACCTCCACTCCTTGAATACATACTCTAGCAACTCTACTTGCTTGAAATCAACGTGTGCATAATTGATAAAAGCGCTATAGTCGTTAATATCTACTCTGCCTTCTAGAATGTCTTCAATCCTACACGTATCAATCTCCAACAATTTGTCAAGAGATGTATAGAGTGTACTAGTTCCGGTTATTAAGGTTTTCATAGTGCTCCTTTACTAGATCAAACGAGGGTTTTCCAAACAGAGAACCGTCTACGCTACATTTATTGCAGGGAGACATAGATCTATCACCCTTCATTAGTTTTTTACGAATCTTGGTCATAGGCTTACTGAACCATACATCGTATAAAGAATCTTGTAATAAATTACCTACTACGTGTTCTCTGCCCCAATCATTACTGCAGAACAGCACATCTCCATTCCAATCGACAAACATTTTATAGAAGGGGTAGTGGCAAGGTTTACCTTGTAACGCAGTAACACTGCTTTCCTCTACTCCTACCCAGTCCATAACTCCGCTTCGATTGTTCAGAATTAAACCATGCTTCTCAAAATCACCCCAATGCATACGGTACTTGTATCTATCCTGTGGAATATCTTTCATGATTTCATCAAAGTGTTCCATCTGCTCTATACCATCATAGAGGTTAATATACAAGATGTCGAGACCCCGTAGCGAGATCAAGTCTTTTGCATACTCCCCAGTCAATCTATCCCCATTAGTGTTACACTCTATAGTAGCGTCTGGTAAATTTTCTCTAAAAGCTGATACTATTTCTGGAAACTGAGGATTGAGTAAGTTCTCTCCGAACCCGCTGAGAGATATCTTGCCTTTAAAATCATTAGAAGCAAGCTCTTCAGCAATAGTAACAGCACCTTTTACGGTCATATGAAGGTTTCGGTTAGGAAACACCTCTGGATCATGTCTAGGGCAGAATACACACGTTCTATTACACAACTCTGTAGTATTAATTTCTACAGTAAGTATAGAACGCAGAGGCGAGTCTTTGGTATTCTTTGACCAGTGTGCGGCTTCTTGGTTTCTTCTGTGTTCCAAGAAGTCGTACTGGTCTACTGCTACTGTGGGTATCTTCATAAGTCTAGTTCATTCTTTGCGATAATGTAAGTTTTTACAAATTCAGATCTGACAATATCTTCTACCTCGAACTCGATAAAAGTAAACAGATCCATGCGTTTTAGAACTTGGAAGAAGTCTTTGAGGCCGTTTGCCCTAAGATCTGCCTGTCTAAAGTCTCCGCAGAATATGATTCTACAGTTCTCGCCCATACGGGTAATAATAGAATCTAACTCATGGAAAGACATATTTTGACACTCATCAATAAGAATAACTGCATCTCTGAGTGTAATTCCTCGTATGAAAGAAGTCGTCATAAACTCTACTAAGTTTTTCTGTTTTAGTATTTCGTAGGCATCGCCTCTACCAAACAGATCATTAGCAATATCTTTATAAGGCTCTTCGTAAACAGAGGCTTTTTCCTTTTCTGTACCAGGTAAGAATCCAATGTCTCTTGTAGGTACAGCACTTCGTATAATTACTAGCTTTTGAAAGGCTCCTTTTGCCATATCATCGTATGCTAGGTACGAGGATATAAACGTCTTACCTGTTCCTGCAAGTCCATGCAGTACGAGGTGTTTGTTAGATTCAAATGCTTTTAGCTGGTTACGTGTTAAAGGTTCTATTTCTTGCAGTTCAAAGTTGACTCCTGCAAGAGTTTTTCTTCGTTTTCCCATATTATACTTTCTTTCTGGTATCTTTGAGTTTCGTTTCCGAATACTCGTAAAGCACCCACGGAAGTCCATGTAAGTGCAGAACCCCTGCCCAAAGCATTCCATCTTCAGGAGGGCGTGGAACGGTAAAAGGAGTGTTATGTCCTTGTACCTTTATAAGTGTAGCTGTATCTTTTAGCTGCACCTCTTTAATTCTTAAATATTTTAACTGTGCAAATCGTGTCTTTTCGTACACAAAAGGTCTTCCTAGGTTGTCTATAAAGTACTTAGTTTTTTGTTTTAGTATACCGTTGTACGAAGCGATCATCTTTTTTAAGGGAAGAATATTCTTATGAGCTGTTTGCATACGCCTAGCACCAAGAGTTCTGCCCTCTTTATTTGTGTCATCCACTATCTTATCGCTAAGAAAAAGGAGTCCATCGTGCAACTCCCAATTTCCTGAAGGCAATAAAAATACAGGGTACTCTACACTTGTGCGTAGATTACGATATGTGATCACCATACATTTTCTCGAATTTTCCGCCTGAGTAGTCTTGGTGAACAATCTCAAAGTCACAACCTACAGGAGCTCCTGGTATAGAAATACCTCTGTCCATCTGTATAAACTTGGCTAACTGCTCCATGTACTCCTCTACTTCATCATCTGGCACTTCTGCTAGAATGGAATCGTGTACGAGTGCGAAGATGCGAGCCTTCTTACCTGTAGACTTAATCCACTCGCTCATATCAATAGCACCTAAGAGGTTAATATCAGAAGCAGCAGACTGCACCAGAAAATTAAGACCAGACCTAACGCTATGGCTCTGGATGCCTTTGTCTGTCGATGCGACATTTGGTAATCTCCTTTTTCTTCCGAAGAAGCTATAAATGAAACCATTTTGCTGAATGAACTTCTGGTTCTCTTCAATCCATGATTTTAACTTGTGAAACTCTTTGAAATAGTCGTCAATGACTTCCTGAGCTTCGTTTCTAGTGAAAGGTTTACCACTGTCTTTTGTGACTTGCTCACTAATCTTGTTTGCGCCAGCACCATACATGATACCAAAGGTTACGGCTTTAGCCGCCTGACGTTGCATACTGTATAATTCTGCTACTTCACCTACTTCGCAAGGTAGCTTAAATACTTTGTGGGCAATCGCACTGTGGAAGTTGCCTCCAGACTTGAACACATCCATAAGTGCTTTGTCTTTTGCGAGTACAGCAGCGACATATACCTCTGCTGTGGTCAAATCCATTGCTACAATTTTGTGTCCCTCAGCTGCCTTAATACATCCTTTAACAATGGGATTGTCTCTTGGTAGTTGCTGCATATTAAGCTTACCGCTAGAGCTAAGCCTGCCAGAAGTTGTACCATGAAGGTTAAAACCAGTACGTAGTCTACTATCGCGATCCAACTGTGGGAAGATTTTGTCCAAATAAGTATTTTTAATTTTGGATTTTTGTCTGATAGCAAGGATAAGTCCGGGGACATCGGATTGCCTTGCCAATTCTCCAAGTACTTCCGCGTCTGTGCTGTTCGCTCCAGTGCCTGTTTTCTTTCCAGTAGGAGTGAGACCAATAAAGTCGAAAAGAAGACTACGAAGCTGAACAGTACTGTTAGGATTAAAATCTTTTCCATTAATTTGCTCAAATTTACTAATAGCGGGATGCTTATACAACTCTGCTACTGCTTCATCAATCTCATCCTGCATAAGAGACTGTGACTTGAGCAAACGCTGCTTATCAAAAGGTACGCCGTTATCTTGGATGTCCGTTAGAAAACGGCAACCGGGGATTAGTATGTTATCGTACACTTTTGCTAGGCGTTTATTCTGCTTAATCTTTACAAACTTTTCGTAGATCAGAAAAGTACAGGCAGCATCCATACCAGCGTATAGTTTCATTACATCAAAGGGAATATCTCCCCAGTTGAAGTCGTTTTTGAGAATACCATTTTGTTTACGATAGTTATCTATCCACTGGTACATGGGCTTCTCATAGTCACCATAGATAGTATACTTCATAGATAACTGCTTTAGACCGTGAGTACCAGGGTTCTCATCAATCAAGTAGTGTAGAAGCATTGTATCTTCGAAGCTAGGGAAGCTGAAGTTAAAATGATACTCAAAGAATGCCATATCGAACTTGGCATTGTGGAATATTACTGTTTTCTTATCGAACAGCTCTTGCAACAGTTGTTCTGTCTCTTCATCAAAACACTCGGTGTCTATGTATGCACCGCGATCAGCTTCATAACTAAGACTAATGCCAAGCATATGGCCGTCACGTGGATAAAGTCCGGTTGTTTCCGAGTCAAGAGCAACGTAAGGAAGAGGGGCGTCAATAGCAGCACGTATAAAAGCATTGGCTTCCTCCGTATCTTGAATACCCCAAGCATTGTATGTAGTAATTACCGTGTCTTGCTTATCACCAGTAATGTACTCTATGATACTTTTCTTGGAGTCATCCCATGTGCGTTGTGCTTCGGGCTTGAATGCGAGCATGGCAGGGTTAATGACAGGCAGGAACTTCTCTTCGACTTTCTTGCCAGAGTATTCTGTGACCGAATTCACAGACGTAAAGTACTTGAGTGCATCACTGCCTACGACAATAATCCAGTCGTATGCGTCAATATCAATCTCGATATCGCAATCTCTTTTGAGTACTTTTTTAAGGTAGGGGTCAGAACAGAGCTGATATTGATCAAACTCGAACTCATCATCAAACTCCCTCTTGAAATTTGTCTTACTTGGTTTAGTTTCTACTAATGCAACTTTAGGCATATAATTTTCTCTTTAGTGTTTGTACTGATTTTAAGGGTAGCGCACCTGGATCTGTGTCCTTGAGAGCTACATTTCTTGATAGCAAGCCTACTCGCTCTGCCATCTCTTTTACTATCTTTGCAGCATTCTGACCTGCATCGTCTCCATCAAAGAAGATAATTACTTCCTCTACACCTTGTATAGAAAGCATACGTAGTTTATCTTCATTGATGTTCTTTGTTCCAAAGCAACATACTGCATTGTCTAATCCTTTATCATGCAGATTGACCATATCGTAGATACCTTCTACCAATATGACAGAACCTTGTATAGGATCTACTGGAGGATATAAAGGCATCTTCGCACCCGCAGGCGAGATCATGTACTTAGGTGTGCCTCCTGTAGTGTGACGACCATTAAATGCTACAATTCGACCTGATATATCTCGTACTGGAAATACAATACGACCGATATGGTCAGGATCATGGTGTTGAAAAGCTTCAAACTTCTTGTATGTCTCAGGTTTGATTTCTCTCCAAGTACCTGTGTAGGGTATAATATTTTTGGGAAAAGACAAACCAACCGACTCAGACCTCTTCTCTCTAATTTTCTTTTTTAGTAATTCTCGTCTTAGTTGTAGCTGGTTTGCCTTTTCGCCAAAATGGGTAAAAATGTTTCCTTTATAACCACAGGAAAAGCACTGGAATACTCCAGTAATCTTATCAATCCGCATACTAGGATTTCTATCCGCGTGCTCAGGATTGAGACAGCTAACGATAGCGTCAGCGCCTTTGGGTATAAAATAAACATCTTTTGAGGTTAGTAGTTCTTCTACTGTCAACGTCCAATATCCTTAATGTTTTCTGTACTGATTACTTGATAAGCACCTTTGTTATAGGCAGGTGCAATTGTATAGGTACTAGCTAACTTTGGTTTTTCTACTAACTCTGTATTATGGCCGCCCTGATCGCAAGACTTATACTGCGGAGTCTCTCTACGATAAGTAGTAGTTTCTTCTAGGGGCTGAAATTTAGGTGTATAACGCTTAGACTTGGGCAAAGGCTTTCGCTTTCTACCTGAGCTAGTGTGTCGTAAACTACCGAATGTAAGTGCCATATGCTTTATCCCCTTTTAAGTATCCGTATATTATACGCAAAAGAAGATAAAAAGTCAAGAAATATTTTTAAAGATCATCAATATCTTCGCCAGTCTTGTGCGAGGAATCGTCTTTCTCTTGAGGAGTCATTGCAGTCTCTGGGCCGATCTTTAGGCTGTCCCAATCTACTTTAGAGCTGAAGGAGTTCATAGAAGCTGAACGCATTTTTACACAGTTAAATGTAATGCACTCGTCCTCATGATCCCAAGTCTCCAAAGCATAAGCGGCATCTGCCGCATCAAGAATACCTTTAGCGAATCGTGCTTCACCAGTTGCGTCTGTTTGGTAGGGAGATATTACAGTACAGTCATACTCTTGTGCCATTGACTTCAATGCTTTACTTACTTCGATCTGTTCAGTCCAATCGTACTGACCTCCACGAGAAGGTAGACTCGACCGCTTTACCTGATTAATATAGTCAACAATAATGACGCCAACATTCAAGGGCTTAACTTTTTTGTCAAGCTCTGCACGAATCTTGGAGAGAGTGAGAGATGCATCATACACTACGTCCAACTGCTGAGTCGGGAGAAGCTCGCAGGTGTTTTTTAGTGATGTATGCAACTTCTCAAAGTCACGGTGTTGTCTATACTCCTTCAAGCGGTCTTGTCCATCAACATAGCGACCTGCCCACCACGTAGCTACTTTCTCCCACTCGGTAACACTCAGATTCTGAGTACGGAGGCGAGAAAAAGGAACTTCTGTAGCGATAGAACAGCATCGTTGGAGGATCGACCGGCTATCCATCTCAATAGTGAAATACATAGCCGATCTACCTGAAGCGTAAACACTGGTTGCAATGTTTGCACAAATGACAGATTTACCAGCACCCCGTTTACCACCGAACATAACAAGATCTCTAGGAGAGAACTTTATGTCGTGGTCGTACTCTTCATTGAGTCCGAGGGCCATATACCTGGCTAAATCTTCTTCTGGCTCAAACAAGTCAATACGTTGCATACTTTCTTGTGGGTCTTCGAGATCAACCTTATCTTCAACGTCTAGGACGATCTGATGTAGGTGGTTTACTGATTCCTGAGCATTCTCAAATGCAACAGAGTTTTCAATATAATCTTCGAGTGAGTCCAGAATTTCTTTTTGAGTGTATTCGTTCTTCAGATACTCAAGAAGCATCTGAGGGTCTGCATCGACCTCGACTGCTTCTACTGCGTAGAGTTTCTCTCGAGTAGCTGAATCACGAATCTCAAACTTTAGATCTTCAATCGTAGGCATTCTATGGAACTCTTCACAATGCTTATCAATAATCTTATACAGACTATGATACTCAGTTGCAAAGTATTGCTTATGCGCTACACTCCAGGTCTGAAAGTCCTGTAGTGTAAGCACTTGCTTAATAAGCGCACTAGCGATGTTCAATTGAAAGTCTCCCGATTTCAAATCTAAAATGTAGGGTAGACCCCGAAGAGCCTACCCTTGTGTGTAACTAAGAAGGATTAAGCTGAAGCTTTTTCTTTCTTAGAAGCGCCATCATAGTCAGCGGCTGAAAGGCCACGACGGGTGAGCATAGTCTTAACGCCACGGGCGGTCTTACCAATTTGCTCTGCGATAGCTTCGACAGTCTGGCTACCAATGTCAGCGATGTCAGCCAAAGGATCTTCCTTAGAAGCGCCTTTAGTAACTTCCTGCTTAGGGATAGCGTCAATGTCGCCTGAACGGAGCAAGCTAAGAGCTTTACCACGTACAGAGTTTACTGAACGGTCAAGTGCATCAGCGATAGCTTCTACGAAAGCACCATCATTGACCATGCCAATGAAAGTAACTTCTTCGTCAGCTGAGTAAGTGCGAACAGACTCAACTTTAGGAGCTGGCTTAACATGGCCAGTCAGTTCCATAGACAAAATCTTGCCTTGGATTGACTTAGCTGAGAATGCGCCATCTTCAAAGTGAGAAGCGATTTCAGCATAAGTGTAAGTGCCGCTGTTGTCAGAGACAAAAGCTGCAAGGGTAGCTTCTTGAGCATCAGTAAATGCGCGTGAAGCACTGGCAGAAGCCAGCTCTACATCGTGACCCATCTTGCGCAATTTGCTAGAGATAGAACGGGTAGAGGTTTCAAGGTTTACTGCTGCTTCTGCAACAGTAGCTTGGGATACGGGGCTTTCGCCACCGACAAAATCAGTAAGAGCGGTAGTACGCTCGTCAGTCCACTTGGGTAGTGCCATTTTATTATTCTCCAATAAAATCTAAAAGGTTAGTTATGATTTGAACGCCAGCATCTCTGGCCTTCTTAGTTTTCGCAGATTCAACTCCGCTTTCGTTTACTAGGATGGTGACATCCTTAGTCAAGCTCGTCTTGACCGCATAACCAAGCTCTTGTAGTTTGTTATGAGCCTCGGCTTTCGTTTTGTAACTGGTAAGTTTACCACTAATACAAACCGTGCCGTGGGTTATGTTTGTTGTTTGAGTCTTCTCAAACTTGAAGCTAAAAGGTAATAATGATACTTGGTAATATTCATTCTCAAGCCATTCACACAAATTAGCAGTAGACTTCTCACCAAGTCCAGCCTGTCGGCACATATCGTAGTCTATATCTTCGATGTCTTCGCAGACTTTGGATAGTTTTTCCGATGCTGATTTACCAATGAGAGGTATACTAAATGCAGGCAACAACACGTTAAGTGGAGCACCGCGAGAGCGTTGCAACTCATCTACTAACTTTACAGCAAGTCGCTCTGAGCCTAGTGACTCGGCGATGTCTTCTACGCTTCTATCATAAAGTTCCTCTAGGGAGACAATATCTAGTTTAGCAATAGTAGCAGGGCCAAGACCTTTGATCTTCAAAGTCTTTGCAAAGTGTTCGATAAGTTTTGCAACTTTCTCACCACAAAGTGGATTTTTACAATACAGAAGATGATTCACACTTTCTAACACCGAACTACAGCTAGGGCAGTTTGTTGGGGCTTCGATAATGGTCATCGTGATTCCTCTGAAATTGAAATAGTATTATACGGACTTTTAAGGTTTCTGTCAAGAATTATTTTTTTGCAGGTAGCAATCAATCTAATCTCCTAACAATCCGAGGTATGATCTCGCCAGAGCGGATAACCTCTACCTTACAACCTATCTCAAGATCAAGGTCGCGTATGTACTCAATATTGTGCAGAGTTGCTCTAGCAACTGTAGCTTCACCTATAACACAAGGTTCTAAGATAGCTACTGGACTAACAACTCCACTCTTACCCAACTGCCATACTACATCCAACAGCGTGGTCTCCACTCCCGCGACCTGCTCTTTCAGAGCAAAGGCACCTCGTGGGTGTTTAGCGGTGTAACCTAACGCATCGAATTTTGCATTTGACTTGAGACGATATACTTTGCCATCCTGAGGATAGGCATCTGCTTTAAAGCGAGTAACCACATTTAGACCCATCTTATGTAGTAGCTCAAGGCCACAAGCATAATTAGCAGTCCAACTTGGTGTAACATCGTATGCTACAAATACTAACGGGCGTTTCTTGAACTCTTCTAGACCCGAAGATCCTTTAAGTCCGAGCGACCCCGAAGCGAAATTACGAGAGTTAGGTACACTACTTGGAGCAACAACTTCGCCAGTAATCTGCATGAGTCCAGTATCATTGCACTCATTAGGGACTAACTGACGCATCTTATCTGTAATGTCACGACCCTGAAGACCGTCCCCACGAGTGAGAGCGAGTTCAAGATTGCCGTCAACATATAGAAGAGACACTGCTGCACCATCCAACTTAGGGGTAACAATACATTCATCAATAGGCAGAGGAGCATCGTTGAGGTCAAAGCACTTCTGAAGAGAGTACATCTGGTACGCGTGCTTTACAGCATCTGTAACAGTGTAGCCCACTTTAGTATAGTTGTGCTTGTCTGCTAGAAGGTCAAACTCCGCATCAGAGATAGCGGGGGTACCTTCGTAGTACAACTGGCTCATCTTGTCTAAAAAGCTCTGCATGGTATTCTCCTAAATAAGAAAGTATATTATACGGAACTTTAGCAAGATTGTCAAGAACTATTTATACATATCCTGAATTAGATCTGAAAAGTGTTCTTCAATCAAACTTTTAGACTCTGCTAGAGACAGTATCTCTATCAAGCCTGCAAACATCTCTCTTGAGTTAGAAAGATCAAGAGGCATTGCTACTCCTTCGGGTGTTGGTTTCCATTCTTCTTCGAAGTCCATATAGTATTTACGCAGGTGCATATATTCTACGCCTCGAAAAGTATTGATGGTAAGTCTTATCTGTATTTCTTTTACTTCATCATAATGTATAACACGAGAGTATGCTTCAGGAGCCTGGTATAAGTCCATTACTTTCTACCCTCATTCTTGAGAATAGATGATAATGGCACTACACTAGACACATTCGCAGGTCTGAGTAATCGGTATGAATCGGTATCCCAACAGAAGAAAAGAAGAGTGTCGTCAGTTTCCTTGGCTCTATTCTTCTTTTTCCGAATATAGGGAGTTGTGAAGTCCAAAGTACAAACATTGTACTTTAACTTTTTGGAGTGCTCACTACGATAAGTAATAACGGCATCCCCATAGTCGCGCACTAAATGTGCCAGTTCTTGCTTTTTCACTATAGCTCCTTGGTAGTATTTCAGCAATCATTATTGTGAATCTACTTACTGCAAGGTCTATATTTTAGATACAAAAATACCCCGCTAGACGAATCTAGCAGGGTATTAAACTTATGCTTCGTTGATAGCGACTAAAATCGAAGTAAAGTATTGAGATGCTTTACCAGTAAGTTTGGCAATGATCTCTTCATCTACAGGCTGTCCTGCATCGCTAAGAGCCGCAATGAGCGCCTCAGCAGCAGCAGCTTTAGATACTCGCGTACTTGCTGTGCCTGTAGATCCACCACTAGATTTAGCGGCAGGTGTTTTCTTAACATAAACGCCAGCTTTTGTTAAGATCATCCGAACACCGTTAGGTGACTCGTCTAATTCTTCTGCAATGTCTTTTACAATCTCCATAGATGTTTCTGGAGTTGGTTCTGCTTCTTCATACAGACTTACTGCCTGTGCTTTCTTATCGTCATCCCAAGCCACTTTGCGTGTCCTCTTGTTAGGGTTTTTGTTACCTGGGCAGTCGCCCAGACTTTGTAGTTGTTGAGTATAGAATCGGTCGCCCAATGTTATTCTCCTTAATTTGAAAAGATATTATACGGCAATTTTAACATCTTTGTCAAGAATTATTTTTTACAACCTCTCTAAATTTACTCCGTAAGCCCGCAAATGTTCTAGCTTACATAACTCATAAGCTGGGGCGTATGCGGAAAACCCGCCCTGTGTTACGTTTGAAAAGAAGTTATCATCATCTTGTACCTTCTGTCGAACGTACACTGAGTATGCAGGACAGCCATACTTCTTCTCATAGTCAACCATACCCATACCTTTCTTATTAGCAAGATACTCAGGTGTTAGTCTGTGTTTTACTTCTACAGCCGCATGATAAGTAGCAGACCATGCAATCTCACCCTCTGCAAAGTCGTCAGACATACACTCATCAGGATAGTAGTGTGCGGTTAGTCTTTCGTCTTTTCCTGCGGGTCTTTGCGGGACTCCAACTCTTTCAAGAAGAGATCGTACAAAGGAAGCACTCCTGAAGAGGAGCTTTGAGATATCTGTAATAGTATCTCCTCCGAGGTAGTTTTCGCACGCAAGAGCGATTTCTGCATCACTCGCAGGACGGCCTCGTAGACCTTGTTTACGCTTTTTAACATATGCTTTCGTCTCCTCATAATCCTCGATAATCTTAGTTAGCCTAGTTGTGTTGTAGGCTATGTTAAGAATATCACAGGCTTCCTTTTTTGTTATAGCTTTCTCCGAAGAACTGGGGTTTAGCAGCATAATAACTTTCTGGATGTTTGCTGGTGATAGGTTTTCGTAACTCTTCTTCTTTACTCTCTTCTGTGCCATTCTCTAACTCCAATTCTAGTTTAAACATCAAGCAACAAATAGCGTGTGCTAGATGGGATAAATTTGTTTCTGGATCTTCTAGTTCTCCATCCAGATGGGAGAATATGTGCCGAAGTGCACCACCACTGTATCTCTTCTGTGCATCCTCTAACTTACGCCAGTTTTCTTCATCGTACTTGGCCGCACCAAATGTCAATACTTTAGCTACTTCTACTGTAGCTTTGGGAGGCAGAAGATACATCTTAGGTTTTTCACTATCAAACTTTCTACCAGCCTCTTCCCATATAGGAAACTCCCCGCTAGGGGCTGTATTCACCATACCCTTTAGGTCTTTAATCTCCATGTACGAACTCCTGTATCATAGGGAAGAAAGGTTCGATTTCATTTGCACACTGCTTTGCAATATCCATATGTTCTTTCTGAGTACCAGGAGTAGTTCGTACATCAATGTAGTGAATCCAAGAACGTATTGTGCCCTGCATATACAGACGAGTCTTTGTTAGACCTTCTGGCAGTACACTTCGTGCCTGCTCTTTAGCAATACCATGTTCTAGTGCCCACTTGTATACACCCGAAGCGCAGTCAATTACTTTCTTCTGCTGTGCAACCCAGTGTCTGTGTAGCAGTTCGTCTTCACTTTCAATACTGTTCTGACGATTCTTAGTATCCTGCATACGCGTCTCTCGTAGTTCGAAAGGCCAGCTATCCAAAGCACTAGGATCTGCATAGCGTTGGCTAAACTCCTGAAAGGCAAAGCTACGATGGCGTACTATCTGGTGAGCAATATCACGAGTAGTGTTGATCTCAAGTGCAACACTCGCCATCTCAAAAGGAGACCAGTGTTTATGTTTAATGAGATACCGAATTAGCTTCTCATTTGTATCTGTATTATTCTGATTACTAGGGTTAGATACTCTAGCCATATACGCAATATCATATAAGATATTAGGCGAAGATGTCGATATAAGTTTTACGTTGCTCATTTGGCGGTGATCCTTTTGTCGTAGTCTGCATAGTCCTCGTTCCACCAGTCAGGTTTTGACCTATGCGACCACACGGCAAAGGTGGCTTTATCAAGGTGGTAGTAGTCCCGGTAAGATTGTATAGGGTTGTCGTAGTCTTTAAGTTCATCAGGCATTGCTAGTCCGAATTCTGTGAAGCCGAGTCTTGGCATATTTTTTGGCTCTGGTAGCTTGTTAACCACTTCCACAATCGACTTGTGTTGTTTCGCATAGCGATAATGATATTCGTCATTAAGAGCGTTACCATAACAGTGTGTCCATTCATAATTGTCTAGCGATGAGCGTACCCAGATAGTGCAAGGGTGGTTATACATCATCGGTAGGTATGGGGTTAGAGGTCGTTCTTCCAGAGGAAGATGTTTAATGTCTTTCTTGAGAGCATTGAGATGATCTCGCTCTTCTTTGTTGAGAGCACGCGGTACAAAACCTAGATGTTCGTCAACCCAGATAGCAGTACACATTAGCTGTGCTACTTCTAGGGGCATCTTTACAATATGTTTGTCTACGTGATACTCTGCACACTTGTCGAGGTCATCGTCAAGATAAAATAAATTCATGGTACTCTCCGTAAAATAGAAATGATATTATACTAGATTTGGGAAATGCTGTCAAGAATTATTCTTCGGTTGGTAAGAGTACTGGTTCTTCCCAGAAGTTGATAGCGATACTTTTTCGAATACCTGTTGAAACAGAGGTGATGCCGTGTGGCTTGTCTGACTGGAAAAGTACGATTCTATTGCCTATAGGCTCTATTATCTTACAGGTTTCTTCGTCATCTTCCCATACACGGAGATCTCCTCCTGTCACATCTTCGTTTCCAAAGTATATTACTGCTCCAAAGAGAGGATGTCTTACCTCGTCCGTTGTCTCATAGCGGAGTATGTCAAAATCTGAGTGAATATCGAGAGCATACTCAGGATCTTCCGAAACTGAGTGCTGTGTTGTAACTGTAGGCCAGTACTCAAACCCCGCAGCGCGTTCAAAGGGATACTCTTTTCGTATTGCAGGATGCTTCATCATCAGCTCAACTAAGTACTCTCCTATTCCATTGGTACGTTCTGAACCTCCGAAGAGTGCGTCATTCCAATAGAAGCATTTTCGCTCCCAGAAAGGAGAGTTTGTGATTCCTTTAAGTGTACCACTGTCTGCAATAAAATTATCAAATACTAGCACTAGTCTATCCTGTTTCGTCCACGAGTCCAAAGGCATAAAGCGTCTTGAAAGAGAGAAGGGCCTGCATCTAAGTCTCCTCCGTGCCACTTCACATTTCCATCAGTTATAAACTCTTTATAGAGGCGTATTTCTGCTGCCGTATCGTGGGCAGGATGGGTTCCGTCCTCGACTTGATAGTCTGCGTCTACGTGCTCTGGACGCAATATAGGAAGGTGCCAACTAGCGGTGTGCTGATCTCCTGCAGGAGTATCGTTGCTAACTGTTGCTCTAAATTTAATTACTTTCTGGAAGGCATCGAAGTTCTTGAACGTCAAAGTGTTCCAGGTGTTGCAAACATTAACAAACCAGTGCCCAGTTATAGCACCAGCAGACAGTCTTTTATCTGCCCCAACATTGTTAGCTTCAGCGATGGCTTCTATCTCCGGCTCGGTATACATAGATAGGTGAGGGATTAGAGGTCTTCCTATGGCTGGATTGTATAGGGACTCGTTGAAAAGAACTTTAGTATTTCTATTTACAAACTTTGCAGTTTTAATACGAAGCTGTCCTGTGACCCATATGTCTGTTCTAGCGCCTATCTTATCGGATATAATGCCGTCTGTGAGTCCCTTACCGAAGCGCACTACAACATCGTGCCCATCAATCCAGTCTCCGTGGTTTAGCTCTAAAGAATCTAAGCTATTGCCTACTAGAATAACATTCTTACCCCGTATAAACTCCTTCATCTCATCTAAGGTCATTGTAGTCCTCCGCGAACTCGTCATGGGCATAATCTGTATAGATTGGTGTCCCGTCTGTAAAGTGTACTGCTACTGGATCTTTATTAAAGTTGTAGTAGCCTACTAAATAATTATAGGACTCGTCAAGCCTGCCTATGTCGCTTGCCCACTCGAATCTGTGTAACCACTGAGGGGTCTGTTTGTTTACTGCATCTAGTGTAAGCACTGAGCAATCTTCATGATCACAATTGAACACCATCATAGAACTCCACCATTTACGTGGATACCATTCATTCTTATGTGCTAGAAACTTGTGGTCTTCTCGTACCTGCTTTACAAGATGTTTTACTACTGTTACAGGAGCGTCCCCTAGAAGAGGGAGCATTGACTCAGGGTCTTTACGCCACACAAAGTCACTATCACAGAACATGGCCGTGCCTTTATAACCACACAAATAAGGCACTAGAAAGCGAGTGTAGGTAAACTCGGTAGAGCCGTCCTCTTTCTTTCTTTTGTATCCGTGATCTCTCTGAAGATCCTTCTTATCTAGCAACGTGACTTGGTGTCCGAATCTCTCAATAGACCGGACACATACGTCTGTATTCTCTGGTTGTGTGGAATCGTGTCCTACAAATATTCTCACTCTTCGTCCTTATATGTTTGCAGTTCGCCTTTCTTCTTGGCTTCGCGTTTTCTATCCTTGAATACTTTAGACTTATTGTACCTTCGCTGGAACTTCGCTACTGGATTCTTCTTTTTCATTAGTAGTCACCTCTCTATAGTATACAATTACTTCACCTAACTGGCTAATGTATCTTTTAATTTCTTGCGTATTATAAGCCATTAGCTCATAATCTGCAACTGTCATTGCGACAAACACGAGGTCTCCCCCATGTTTCTTTTTAATATCTTCCTCGAACTTGTCCATGTATGTACGATCTTCTTTCGGTATCTTACGATCCGAAACTACGTACCACTTGGGTTCTTTGAGGTTTAATGGTCGAGGCATAGTTGGCTGCACAATATCTATCTGTATAGGCTTACTAATAACCTCTACCTCTCTCGGAGGCATCTGTAGCAAACTACAACCACTAAGGGTTAGGATTGCTAATGCGATTACTGACTTCTTCAATTGCATCAAATACCTCCTTTGTTCTAGCATTTGCTTGATTTTGTATCTGTCCTGGTCTTGCACTGGCTATCTTCGCAAGGTTGTGTCTACGAAAAATATCTAGGTATTCAGACATCTCAGCTTCATACTGCTGATTCTGTTGTTGCAGTGCAGCACTAGCTTTTGCTGTCTTCTCTGCATTCAGTGTGATTGCGGCTATTGTAGCCTTCTGCTCTTGATCCCGCAGGTCTTGGGCAATGATCACTGCTGTCTGTTCTTCTAATTTATTTTTCATAGGCACAACAGCGAATTGGTAGTACAGAAAACCTGCACTACCCATCGCTGCTATGATTCCCATCAATAGTTTAGACATTTTCCATTCTAACCATAAGTCTTTCTGCTCGATTCCCTACTTGTTTCCACCATAGTGAATCTCTGCCTTCAA